GCATCAACGAATGGGTGCACAGTAGTAGTTACAATCATCTCATATGCATTGTATCCATTATGCACACCCCAAAGCACCCAAGCGCGTGCGAACGCATCACAATCACGGCCTATAGTCCTTGGCTCAAAGAATATATCCATATTGCCTGTATAATCAATAATCCCAAACAATGGGTCACTCTTATACGGGACGGTTTTTAATAGGTTTGAAAATTCACTCATAGAAATAACGTAAGCTGTCTGCCATTCATCTGTTTTTGAATCCCTAAATGGATTCAGTGCATTTCGATTTTTCACATAAGCTTCAAAAATGTCTTTAACCATTAGTTGCCTCTAATTCTTGTATTCTTGCCCGTGTCATCTTACGTTTGGTTATGGTGTTAGCATAAACTGTAGCCACATCAATACCAAGTTCAGCACACTTTGGATAAATATAATCAGTAGATAAAAGATAGGCTTTCAGGGAGACTATTTCATTAGCTATCGCCGTTTCTGTTTCAATCGTAGGCATATCAAGCAGTTTGTCTGGGTTGGCCGCAAGGTATGCCTTCACGTCCGCAATCTCGTAAGCGTTATACGGGTCAACGCTTTTTGGCACCACGTTGTAGCCACCCCCAGACCCATCAGCTTCCAAGCCAATCACGTAATCAGTAGAAGAACGTTTATAGACGTATTTCATGACAACCTCACTATGTATACATAGGCTGTATATGTTGCTTCCTGTAATTCCTGTATGTAAGCTGTGCCACCACCCGCCAATAATGTAATTGGAGGTGCTCCATATAGTAGATTGGAAGTAAATACTAAATATGTGCCTCCGGCAGGGCAATACACCTGCATATATAGCGTATCACCACTATTATATGTACAGGTATGTTGCCATTTAAACACCTTCCGCTCGCCAACAGTCATAGCACTGATAGTCTTTGCTATATCCGTATTCGCGGCAGAAGTATTCGCCGGATACTCAAGGGTAGGAATGGCGAACAGCTTGCCACCAACACGGAAATCACCCATTGTCGCCAGACGTCCACTCACCTCCTCAATGATTCGGCTGGTATAATCAGCAGTAGAGTTGGCATAGTGGAAATCGATGAACGGTGTGGAAGAATGGTAAATCTCAATACCACTGTTCGACCGTAGGCTATCAGCAGTGACCAATCCACCAATATCTGCATTACCAGATAAGTACAGATTCCTGAAATATCTTTGTTCAGTACCACCGGGAACAACTACTCCAGCATGCCCCAAATCATAAGTATCATGTGCCTTTGGAATAAGATACTTCACCATGACAGCGGGAAGTTGGGAGTATAATGTTATCGCGGTTATCTCCAAGCCAATTTCATATACTCCTATTGCGGTACCATCCACAAACGCATCGACAGACGTTGACAATGCACCATCATAAAAATACACAGTATTACCTGCCCGCCGTATTCTGTCTAAAGTGTATGTTACACCATTCGAATACAATGTGCCAGCACATTGTATAGCATCAGTGCCTATCGATGCACAAGCTGTGACAATAGCTGAACCACTGGCTTTCGCTATAATTGTGTCAGTGTCCACACCAGCCCCTGTCCAATTCCAATCATGCCATTTGTTTGCATCCTGTGCAATAGATAGAGGATAAATATAATTATCATCACGCAACCCAACCAAGCCAGAAAATGTGCTCTTAGTGCGTGTAATTATATAGCGTAACTCCAATTCAACATAGCCAATACCCCAATTAACAAAGCACTTCACCACATCACCGGCCTGTAGATTCAATGTTACTTTAGCCTGTGAATTTGAAGAACGCGTTATAGTGTCAAATAAAGAACCACCACGATATACTTCAAGATATGAGTTGATAAGTATGATGAATGTATTCCATCCCCAATCCACTTCAACCTCATATGCATTGAAAGGCATTCCACTAGGAACAGTGTAGTCTGGGCCTATCTGTGTAGTTCCACCAGTTCCCCATACACCAAGCACATAACTACCTATCTGGTCATATATTATTTTCTGCCCATTCACTTTAGTGGCTTTTGTATAATCCTCCCCAGCCCACGTGAATGAAGCGTTCTGTAATGATTGACTTGCTGTAACAGGAAATAGATTATACAACGCATTTTCATTCCATAATTCCACATTGGCAGAAGTAGCGGAAATAGGCGTTGCTGTAGTCTCTTCATCCTGTGTATCAAGCGCGTCACTCTTTATAAGTCCATGCAATATGGTATCCCAGAACTCAGCGAAAATGCCCTCTACTTTTCCATCTGCACCAATACGTACACCTTTATATATTATACCGACATCATCGGCTGTAACTAGATGCCCCTCAACTGTGGTACCTATTTGGGCTGTAGTGTATACATGATAATTTGCAACCAACTCATCTAACACCTCAATTTTGGTAGCGAATAAATAATCAGTGAACACACTCCGACTATATGTTATGACACCCTCACGTTTTCCAATCTCAATATTTGCTTCGGCCAAATTGCTTAGATGTGTAAAATCCGTAGTCTCTTCCCATATGTCCACGCCCAATGCATCTTTCCCTATATACACATATGAATGCCCCCATAAAAATATTCCAGAGGTAGCGGCGTCCCATGTGAAATGGTCTCCAATCATCAATGGCTCACCATCAGGTGTCACAGTAGGCACTACAATAACCGCCCCGAATGGCTGTGGAGCTGGAATGCCTTCACTCACCTTGCGTACTGTCACACTTGATGCATAGACAGTACCAGAATATGTTATTGAAACAGTAACAGTCACAGCATCACCTGATACCGTTGATGTATCTAACACCCGCGACATCACATCAAACACACCGGGTTCAATTTCATATTCTTCTAAAGCCCCACCGTCACTACGCACCCATGTAAGCGTACTATACGGAATATGTGTGAGACTGGAAGTAAATACAATCTGTACTGTGTCTAACTCGCCTCTAGGAGAAATAAGAATAAGCCCATTGTCAGCAACCAATGATATACCGCGTATCAATTCACCCGGAGCATCCGATATTGCAGTCAACAATACTTCTTTCTCCGTTGCGTAATCAGACCATAATTTTCTAAACAATTGAGGATATGTCAGACCACCAACAGTACCGGTCTTGAACACAGCAACCGTATCAAATGCTGACAAATATACACCACTATCCAAATAGGTCGGTGTATTCAATTCACTGTACAATGCATTATACACTGTATCATAATCCGTGTCATCTATGCTGTAGGCAGAAGCCTGTGATACAACGCCTGCGTACTCTATCAGCATTGTGTCATATTGCACTTTAAGCCAGCGTTTCTCAGCCGGAGTCAGATTCAGGTCAGAAGTGATGTACTCCAACACTTCTTCCACAGCTTCTCCGGGAACAGCGGCTATCTCCATCTGGATGATGGCCTTCGCCTCCCAGTAGTCAGACCATAGTTTCCTGAAAGCTTCAGGATAGGTCAAAGTGCCTATCAATCCAGCCTTGAACACAGCAGTTTCATCCAGATTTGTAAAATAATCCCCACTAGCCAGATATGCAAGATTAGTGATTAACTCAGCATACAACGTATTATAGATATCATCATAGCTTGTAGTCACTACACTATAGGCTATAGCCTGCGCCCTGATTGTAACATATTCAGCAACAATACTCTCAAATTGTGGAGATAACCAGCGTTTCTCAGTCGGTACCAGATATCCATCCTCAGTGATGTACACGATTGTCTGCAATACATCACCACCACCGGGAATGAACTCAATCCCATTCTCCACATCTGCCAATTCCACACTATCCACATAATATTCACCACTACGGCATTTTATAGCCATGGATACATCTGTAGTTGTATGCTCATGCAATGCATCATCGAACAATTGAACAGGATAATCCACATCATCCGCTGGATAAGTATTTGCGGATGACGTGGCAGATAGACCTTTGAAATACCCGGTTAATGTCACATAACCGTCAGTAGTGACCGGTGAATTTGAGGTAGTGACAGCTACTTCATAAAAATCGATTGCATCAGAAGAATAGACAGGGAATCCACTTGTACCATCTGGTTTCACATATGCCTTGTCCGATATACCAACAAGTCCCACACGTATATCACCATCAACTATAGCTTTCAATCTTACACTCAGTTTCTTCAATGTCTGCGGATTATATGGGTATGATGTGCGGAACACCAATGCATGGTTAGCGGTTACACGTAAAGCACGGGCATTTGAAGCCTGTAAATCAGCGACTATTGTCAGCGGGTCATTATCTTCTTCATCAGCCGTCACATTCAGATAATATGTTTTTGGATTGGTAATACCATCATCGGATTCTGTTATGAATCCAATCTGCTTGAATGGCACTCCATAATCCTCAAGTGTGACAGCCTCGTCAATACGCAACAGATTGTCGTCACCTAGCGATGAAGAAAGTTCCTGACGCTGGTCTGGGTGAAAGAAATCACCAGTATGTGTGGGGAGATAATCAGCTATAAGTTTATCAAATCGTATGACTGGCATTCAGTCCTCCAATAAATGAATCGTAACACAGGCATTAGGGTAATGTCAAGCCCAGCTATATTTGCAGGAATAAGGTATTATACTTTGCCCTTATAGGTTTGCAGGATATGGAATACCAATTCAGTATTGAACTGGTTGTCTTTTATAGGATTCACACTTACATAATCAGGTGCAAAATGAAGTCTCAAGATTTCTAATGCTTCTTCATCGGTCATGAGTGGAGGCATGATGCCGTATTCATTTCCCTGTGCATCCAGCGCATGTGCATCTAGAAATTCATTGAATCTAATTTGTCCCTCTGTATATTTTTCTTTATGCATACTATCTCCTTCTAAAATAATAGGAAAAGAATTATAGCAATACTGACCCCTATTACATCAGCAATCAAATCACCTTTTGCTAGAGGCCAGAATTTCTTCCAGCCCATTGCTTTTCCATAAGATATCCAATCTTTTATTTCTTTCCCTATTCCAATGAGTATGACAAACACAGGAGCCAGCCACCATATATGGAATAACTGAGATACACCTAGGATAATGATTGTTAGCATAAAACTCACCACACCATGAAGCCATTTGTCATATTTCATAATACCGGCCATACCACATTTTCAGGGAAGCCATCTTGCTCTGGTATATCCCTCAATGATTGCCTATATGCCCTTGCCTTGGCAATCATTTCAGTGTTTCCAGAATCCTCTGCTTTGTTTACAATAATATCTGCCTTGTCCAGCAAAGTATTCCGTCTTTTCCTTACATCTGTTGCCAATTCACTTATATATGTTTCTTTCGCCTGAGCCAACAATGTTTCAAAATCAGTAATTCCCTTGTTCTTTACCACATACATATCAGCTTCATACTGTATGCTTTCAACATGTGCTTCCATGCCGCTATCAACCAGCACTTCTATAATGTTGTCATACAGTGTGATGGTCTTTTCTGTGACCACCATTTTTTCATTATCGAATTTTGTAATGTGTTTCATGCTACCATCCTTTGCTTCAATCTTTTTGAAGCAATCAATTGTTTAGAATCAGATAAAAGTTTTTCACAACTTGAGTGTACTATAAGACCATATCTTGATAAGAATGAACGTGCTTCGGAAGCAGAACATGAATCGCTACGCTGTAATTTCAACATGTTCCTATGGTATCTCAAATATGTGCGTTTACGCAATTCCTGAAAGCCTTTTCTATATGTTCTATACCCAACAAAATCCACAAAATTGTGTGCCCATTTAAACATCCGCATACATTCTTTCCCGGTCTGCTTGAATTGCAAGCCTATGGCTGATAACGCATCTACCACTGATTTCATTGCAGATATCGCCAGTTTCTTTGTCCTGAATCCCAACATCATATTATCCACATACCGTAGGTAACATGTGCATCCAAGTTTTTCTTTTATAAAATGGTCAACGGAAGCAAGATACATGGTTCCGAACCACTGGCATAGGTAATATCCAAGAAACAAACCTTCTCCTGTTTCTCTGAATTGCTCAAAGAACAGGTGTAACAAAGCAAGAAACTTTTTATCCCGAATCTTATGTTTGAAGAAATCCTCAAGAATATCTATGTCAACAGTCTGATAGTAATGTTTTACGTCAGCCTGTATGATATATCTGCACTGTTTTGCCTTCTTTGTTGTCCAGTATCTTAACATTTTCTGCGCATAGTGGATTCCTCTATTCTGCATACAGGCAACAGTATGATTTATCACATACCCTTTACAATAGCTCTCTATCTCAAGCATTATCATATGATGCACAATCTGGTCACGGAAAATGGGACGCACAATAGTGCGTTCTTTGTTTGACCGTGAATCAAATATAATTTTTGGAACAGGCATATGTGGAGTATATGTCCCATCTTTTAATTCATCCAATAATTTCTGCTTTTTGACATCATTGGATGCAAAACGTTGAACACAAAGTGATGAGCGTTTATGCTCACTTGCTCTGTGTATTGCAATCTCCATCCGTTCCTTTGTAACCATGGATTCAAAGGAAACCTTTTTCCAAGTCTTTGCCAAAATATCATCCTTTGCGCTCATGAGCTTTCACAGTATTTCAGTTACCAGCACACATTTTGGCTTGCGCTATTTCGCCTTCGCAGGATATACAAAGCTCTTTCATAATCAAGGATTAGCCGACCGCCAATGTTGATGTTCGTGTTCGCAGGAGAATTGTTACCATTCCAGTAGAAAAGTGAACAATTCGTACCGTTGTTCCAATTGCCACCAAAGTGCACGGTCAATGTCCTCATATACCCTTTATAAAAATGCATAAAACAAATAAACCATATAAAATTCGATTCCCGGGGGTTTCGCACCCCCGGACTCCCGCGAGCCTAAAAACGGATGAGCCGACCGCCAAAGTCGACGTTCGCGTTCGCAGGAGAATTGCTACCAAGCCAGTAGAAAAGTGAACAATACGTACCGTCGATCCAATAGCCACCAAAGCGCACGGCACGAGAACCAGTATAAGTCAAATTGAAATAATACAGAAAAGCAGAAAACCAAGTGCCGCTTCCAGCACCACCACCAGTCACATACGGTAATAAAATACTGCCAATTGGTGTATCATACGGTTTCATATCCTTTATATATCCGTCATTTAAATTAGGCCGTTCATTTGTAGACTCCCAAGTAGTTCTTGGGTCTGTCGTATTCATCAAACTTTGGTCATTTGTCAGATAAAAAGTTCCCGTATTTGCACCATCATCATGGCGCATTAATCCAGCCATCCACTGCCAGATATTTCCCCACAAATCCCAAATTCCTCTGTAACATACATGAGAACGATTTACAGATTCATATTGTAATACATATCCAGATTCTACGCCCAAAGCCTTGATTTGTGTTAACGGCACAGGCTGTCCCCATGAAACAATAGTAGTGGTTCCACTTACCGAACTGAATACCGCACCATCAACAGTGATGGCTTTATTTGAAGCATCATAGACATCGATTGCTGTGATTTTTCTATTTGCCGCCACACTTTGTGTAGTATAACCAGCGCCGATTTGCATCAGCATACCCACACGCATATTTACAGCCCCGGCGTTTGCAATGATAATGGATTGTGCATTCGTCTGTGAAACAGTGCATTTAAATTCATTGCCACTTCCGTATGGCATAAGACTATTTATTCCTACACCAATTTTAGCTTTCATATCAAAATCGCCAATTTCCACCACCAACAGATTCACAATCACCTGCCATCTCCACGCATCGATTTCCGACCATCCAGCACCTTTATTCAAAGCCTGTTGCTGGAAACCAGTAGCACCGGAAAGTGACTTATTTACAGACAATACAGCATCAGCCCACGAATGAGGAGTTACAGAATCATTATTTGTTGGCACACATGCAATATCGATATACGGTTTGATATTTCCATCAGCGTCATAAAAACCCGTAGCTTTAACCCCCGGATATGGGCCATCAAACACATCAATCGCCCGAATATTTCCAGCTTCATCACGTTCAACAGAAGACCAGAAAACTGGAATCCGCACAATCAAATCACCACTGTTCGTACCAAAATCTGCATCGGTGGAACGTGCAAGGATATTTCCGCTTGCATCGATTTCCAATTGCTTAATGCCAGACCACGGATACACTGAGGAAAAATCAGAAGGGGTGGAAACCGTATCAATCTGCTGTCGGTAGACCATTCCTTCCGCATCATATTTTCGTGTGTAGGTTACTCCATCTAAATAATCCATTTCAATGCGATAACGCTTGATAGTACGTGTTTCCAAATCTTCAATTCTATTTTCATGGTCTACCAAATTCTCATCAACCCATCCAGTACCTTTCACCGCATCCACAGATGCCTTAGATGCCAACGTAATACTAGCCATATATGTCTCCTATCAGTAAGTATACACAAGGTATTCTTCTGCGTCTATCACCACAACCTCAAAAGCATTGTTCAATACCTGTTCCACACTCGCCTGTGCCTTTGTTGCCCAATGTTTAGCACTGTATGTGCCTGTTTCAACTTCCACGTCCTCAGCTTCTGTTGCATAATCTTTAGCTAGTTGCGCATTTTCTTCTGCATTCTGCACATCAGCTATATTATCTACGACCGTTCCAATATCATTTTCAATGCTGGCAACTATATTTATATTATCTAAACTTATAACAACAGCTTGAAAACCAGTATCAAGCAATATAGCATCCCGCGCTTCTTCAGCTCCAGCCTCAGCCAGCTCTGCATGAGATTCAGCCAATTCAGCATTTGTTTCTGCTAGCTCAGCAGATTCTTTCAATGCTTCAAATTCTGCTCTATAGGCGGAAAGAACGGATGGCGTGAATTCCTCAGTACCTGTCAAATCCAACTTTGAGTCAATGGTGATAGTCTGTGTATATGTCTGGTACACATATGCCCCAACCTCAGCACGTATTGCAAACTCCAAATCACCACTTACAGCAGTAGCCGCACCAGTAAGAAACCAATCTACATACAATTGCGTAGTGGAATATGAAACAGGCGTAAGTTCTATCATATCACCAATAGTTCCATCAGCAATCAATGATATATACCAACGGGCACCAGTCAAATCCACACTGTCATAAGTTTTGGGTACAATGAAACGGACGGTGTTTATAGAATCCTCTTCAATCACCATGCGCTTTATCGACCACACATTCATTGACCTGTCATCCAGCACAGTTATAGTATACATACTCAGTTCCTTACACTACAAGTGTATAATTAAATTGCACATTCCCGTCAACGTCCAGCGAAAAACTATATTCGTATGTTTCTTCCTCATATACAAACCGGGTATGCTCAATAAGCTCACTAAGAAAATCACTCTTATATGCATAGTAGAAAACACCGGCACTCTCAATGGTGACAATGGCGTCATCTGGCACTACAGTCAACGGGTCATCTGCTGAATACATTCTTGTCACAACCGCCATATCCTGTCACTCCTTATTCTGTTATTCATATCACATCCACTAGGAACATGTCAAGCCTAGTAGGAAACCATATGTATCTGGTTATTGAAGAACGCAGACACATCCTGCATGGCACCGACATACAGTGTAGCAGGGCTGGATTCCAAAATTATACCATGTCCATACACATACGTAGTAGCACCATCCACAAATCCGTGTACTAACTGGTCAGCACCTACCGTAGTACCATATGCCCATGTCTCCAATGTCTCAATAGCTGTATCACCAAATGTAAGGTCAATGGAATAGGTGTCATGGTCATACACTAAAGAAAATGGTAAATCCTCTCCTTGGATATATTCATCAATATCATAATCATGAACCAATTCCACACCGCCACCACGCCTGATGACCCGTAGCACACTTCCAATGATTCCCATGAGTATGTAGTTGTTTGCATCAACATACAATTGCATGATATTGGAATAAGACACCGGTCTATTATGCACAACAGCTATGCCACTGACCGTAGGCACAGTAATCGCATATGAATTGTAATTAGCAGTATATATGCCCACTACATACGGTGGCACAAACGCAGTTTTTGTCAAACTGACATACTTGGCTCCTGTCATAGTGAATGTAGTGGAACCAGCAGTAGCTGTAAATATAAGTGGTGTATTATAAATAGCAGAACCATAGCTACAAGCCACTGTACCTTGATAGGTTTGCAATACGTAATTGCCACTATCCAGCACAATATCCTGTGTAGCAGGAGCATTCGGAGATGCAATGAGATTAATAAACGCTTGCCCATGCCATGCATCCAACCCCCATCTTCCAGCTATGTATGACGTCTGTCCATCTGCTGTTTTGGCCTCCACCTTGACAACACGGAAACGCTCAGTACCCACAGTATCAGGAACAGTAAGCACACCGACAGCCGCCAGTGCCTCCCAATAGGTGGAATCATCCTCCAGCACATTCTCCTTCACATTAGTACCGACTTCGCTGTTCACTGTGAATCCGTGCACCTGCAATATTGGATATTCCGCTGAAGGTGACATAAACCACCGGTGTTCTGGGTTGTCGTGCTGGAACTGCTCAATACTGACTGTCTGAAATGTCTCGGTGGCGGTCAACTGCCAATCTTCCGCTACAAATGATTCTCCCTCAATACGGGAGACAGTACACACATACACACTTATCCCAGAACTCCACATATCCCCGATACGATAGGGAGGAACCGGCTGTGCATCGTAGAATATCTTATTCCCACGACCTTCCTCTATTGTTGTATACAGATTGGTGATACTACGTGAAGTAGCATCCTCCACATACGCCGACCGCTTCTGAGACGCAGGATGCCCGACATTGCTCTGCCAATCTGCAAAACTACTTAAATCATACACCGCCTCATCATATTTAGTGCATGTGATAGAAGCGGATAAATCATCACCGCAATTTATCTCAGATATGATAAGGTCCTCAGTCACAAGATTCGCCTTACCGAATGCCAACAAATCACCGCGCTCTATTAAGCCAAGTGCCTGTGGCGTCTCAAATGTGAGCCTATTGGTAGTCTCCTCTGTATTCAATACAGTAAGGGTCAAAAGGCTAAATCCATCACCGGTCTCATTGCGCACACGTATGTCAATGGCATATGAAAAACCAGCTTCCATATCCACTGTCTCATCAACTATGATTGAAGCTATATACCCACCACTTATCTCCACCGCTGATACTCTAGCCGCCAGCATACCGAACAATGGAACATCATGCTGAAATTTTATCCTATCACCAGCAGTGCATACAAGATATTCAAAATCTGTAGAGAATGTGAATGTCTCCTGCCGTACATTCTGCACATTCAAGTAATACTTCGCATAATTCAACGCCTGCACAGAATCAGTGATATAAGTCAGCGACAGTTCATCATATGTATTATATGCAGAATCAGCAAAATCCACCCGCAATTCATCAGATTGATACCCGGCATCCTTGTTCGTAAACTGCACACGCACGCCATCAGGGCGTTCGACAAACGTACGGGTGGCTGAGAATCCGTGAGTATTACGCGGAGTGAACAATTGCACTGGAATATCACGCTCACGGTCTATCACTACGGAATACTTACCATCCTTTATAGTGAAAGATGCCCTCCCAGTATAGACTATCTTATCAAGCTCATCCTTCACTGTAGTGGATTCACTCAACACGCCATTGCAACCAAAACCTTCAGTCTCACAATAAGTATACCATTCAACAATAGCAGGCCAATCAATAGGGACAGAAGCCAGATTGTTCCACACATCACCTGTATATATGGGATACCTATTCCTTACAGGATTCAACAAAGTGTCTACAAACACAGAAGCAGGATTATCGGTGAAAGAAGGCACCCAAGTCTCAGTCACCGCATCATATGCATACAGTTCATGACGCAAAATACAATTCAAATCACTGATTGACCCATTCAACTGGTCTGAAGCTATTATCTGCATAGCCAGATATGAAAATGAGGTCTTTATATCATCATGCACCGGAGGCATGTCAAAATCAGCATCAACATATACTTCCCATGCGCTACCTGTGTATACATATACAATTCCATCAGTGGTATTCGTGTATATCCAGTCAGTCAAAGGACTAGAAGGAGCACTTGCAAATTCTCCCTGATACTGTACACGGCGTGTGCGCACACTTGTCACCCGTTCAATATTCGTTGTATTCACACCATCATCAGAATCAAGGTCTGTAGTCAACTTCTTGAAACCAAGCAACCATTGTCCGGGAGTAGCAAACGTAATATCAATTGATTTCCTGCAAGCTTCAGTTGTCTTCTGGTCGTCTATGGAAACAGTATATGCGTCTGCCCATGATTCTGTACCCACACGTTTGGCTTTAATCTCAACTTCCACCGAAGCCTTTGATTTAGTCTGCCCACTTAACGCATACAACCCAGAAGGACAGGAAATAACCGCTGTCACACCCTTCACATTGTCAGGTGTAGTGAAATATGTATGGAATGTATCCTCAGAACTCAACTCGGTGCCAATATAGGATTCATACACCACACGCGGATATGGAGTGCCTGTGAACACACCATCTTCAATGACTTTTATTGTTACACCTTCATAAATGCTTGAGAAGTACAAATGCTTCAACGTAAGTGTACATACAGTATCGTCAAATGGAAGAGTACCAGTATGGATGATAGTGATTGCATCGGAAGACCACGAATCAACTTTGAACGCCCTGTTCATCTGAGGCCGTATATGCCCCTCAACAGTCAAATCAGAACCAGTGATAAAGGAATAATCTACTCCATCAACTTCCTTCTCCATGAACTCAGCAATGTCAGCGATGGTAGAAGTATTAGAAGATATCATGGTAATAACCGCGCGCGTGTCACTTGTGCGAGTAATCCTACCGCTGATGCTCATTTCTCTGGAAGCATACAATGCATTATCTCCAATACTGATGCTATCGACAATAGTCTTTGTTCCCCACGAAGTATTCTGGTCTCCCAACGCATACAGTTGATGTAACACGGTTTCCGGTGAATCATCGACATCTGTCAAATCAGTCCAATCAGAAGAAACCAAAGTGGGTGCAAGATAATGTGTTCCATATACCAAAGGAATAGGAGACCAACGGGCTGTACTGCCAGACGAACCATACAAATCCTGTCGTTTATCTTCAGAAGCTAAAGAGTTCAATGCCACCTGTGCAGTAGCCGTGATGCTCCATCCAGTAATGAATATACCTGCGCCTATCTTCAACAATGCTGGAGTAAATAGTCCACCACCGGGAACAAACAACAGCCCAAGACCAAGAACCATGACTGCAACACCGGCCATCGATGTCCAGAATCCACCCTTCTTCCATCCCTCTGTATCACTTGCAGGCAATACCTTAATGCATACTGTGGAGTCTTCCGCTGGCACAAACGAGATGTCTTCCATCTGCTTATCATCTATGGAAAAACGTGCAAACTCAATAGGCAACACCGGATGTATGCTTTCATATGCCTCACACAAAGAAAGCCCATCGGCAATCTCATACATCTCTAAATTAGACTTGAACGGATGTTTCTGCACATGCACTCTATACACGGTAAAATTCCTTTTTATCAAACCTTCGCATGAACGGGGAATCCAGTTTTTCCCACACCACACCATTCTTATGCGTGGCATGTAAAACACCATTATTGCAGTACACACCTATATGCTTGGGTACTGCATGTACGAATAACAACACCATATCGCCATCAACAGGAGAAAGCACTTCCTCAGCATTCAACAATGGACGATTTTCTATAAATAATTGTGGGGCGTCCTCATCCTGCCCATACACCAAGCATGGCAGTTCTTTCCCCCATATTTCCCGTTCTGCCAACCACACAAGCCCATAGCAATCAAGACCGTGGATATCCCGACCACCAACAACATATGGTATGCCAATATACCTATCCATATTAGAACAACCCCGGAAAATAATATGGTGTCTTACCTATTTTTGGAAAAACACCATCCAATCTTTTTCCATGCCCAAGAGTGCAGGATAAAGAACGGGCGTCATAATGCACACTGTCTATAGTGAAAGTGAAAGGTCCGGCCTCTGGCGTAGCATTCGGGTCAGAAGCAAGAACCAAGATAAAGGTAACAGAAGGCTTGTTCTGTTCGTTGCGCATGTATTCTACAATCTGCAAATCCACTGCATCCATCACCAATTGTGCTTCATTCACACTCTCACCTTCTGTAGGCAAAACAATAGTGAATGCCAATGGACTATATACCGTGGTATTCCGCACAATCTGCACAGTGTTGTTTACAAAATGCAGGGTAGTTGCCACTCCATCAATCAACAAACTCACATCAAGTAAAAAAAGAAATACCTCAGAGGATTGTGGCTTCCCTAAAGCGGCGATAGCGGAAGAACCCATAGTGCGACTCAAGGCAATACCTCCATATCAATGCTCATTGTAAACTCATGGTCATTAGGTGCAAACTGATAGACACTGGTAAACCGACAATA